AAGTAATTCCTGAAGCTGTGCAAGAAGGAAAAGATGGTTTCTTGTCTATTGAATCAGATCCAATTTTTTGGACAATGTTGAATGCTATAAAAGAATTAGGATTAAAAGTAGGTTCAGATGCATCTGTAAAACTTGGTGAATCAGATGGTAGTGCAGATGAAAATTTTGAGATGAGATTAGAAGCTGGTAAATTACATTTTGGAACACAAGCAGATGCTTGGGATAATTTTGGTAGAAAATTGACAATACAACAAAATGGCAACGTCGGTATTGGAACAAATAGCCCAACAACAAAATTAGAAGTAAAAGATGGAACAATATTTGCTAGTGATACTAGCTCCTCTGGTGCAGGTATAAAAATTTATGGAGATTTCCAAAGTTCAGTACCTAGTGGTGTTAGTTCATTATATACAACAAGTGCTGCTGGTGGAGCTTATCCATTTACAGAAGTCGGACACTTTATAATTCAAGGACGAGAAAATGCAGATAGAGATATATTGTTCTACACTGGAAGCCCATCTTTACCTAGAATGACTATTTTAGGGGATGGGAATATTGGAATAGGGACGACAACTCCGAATGGTTTATTAGATGTAGAAGGTGAAATTTATGAAAATGGAACATATGGAGAAATTCATTTAGCAGACGGAAGTACAGCTCAATCAATAACTACTGGAGTTACATATACTAAATTAACAGGATTTACAGATGATGGACTTTCAAATAATGTAACTCCTGATGTAGCAAATGACCAAATAACTATAACTAAAGATGGTGTTTATAGATGTTCTGCTTCTATAAATGGGGGTAGTGGCACAAATAATGTAACTTTCAAATATGCTGTATTCTTAAATGGAGTAGAACAACACCAATGTCATAATCATAGAAAATACTCAGTAGCTAATGATATAGGTAGTAGTTCTTTAACTGGATTTATGAGAGCAACTACAACTCCTGTAAATGTTGATTTAAGAGCAAGACATGATAATGGTGCAGATATCAATTTCACACCGAGTTATATGAATCTTAATATAGAATATGTAGGAGAATAATATGATGAATAAATTTAAAACAGTAGGGATAATAATAGTTTCAGGAATAATAGTCTTTACTATTGTTTATATTACAGGAGCAAAGGAAGATCAAGAAAAATATATTTCTAGTTTTTATTCAAAATATTGATATTTAGAAAGCCAAATCCATAAAAATATAAAAGAAGAAAATATAGTCGAATTTGATTCTTTAGAAGATTGTAAAAATTACTTAAAAAATAAAAATGATTAAAGCAGAAATTTTAAAGGAATTAATGAAACAAGGAGGTCTATTCGGTATATGTGTATTATTGGTTATATTTTGTTTTAAAATAACTTCTCATCATATTGATCGAAATACTGAAGCCTTTATAGGGATGTCTTCTGCAATGACTGAATTGTCAGTTGTTGTTCAACAAAATACAAATATTTTAATGACAAAATAAAATGTAATAGAAAAGCAAAATGAGAAAAATAATATTACATCATAGTGCTATATCGAGGAAAAAAGTTTTTTATCAAACTTGGTCTATAAATAGATACCATAAGAAACTCTGGGATATGAAATCAGAGCTTGGTTTTTATGGAGGGTATCAATATACAATAGATCCGAAAGGAAATGTTGTTCAGTTCAGAAAAGATAATGAAGAAGGAATGCATACAAAAGGCTATAATAAAGGATATATAGGAATTTGTTTACAGGGAAACTTCCTTGTAGAAATGCCCACAGATGCTCAAATTCAATCTTTGAGAGGTTTAATAAGAAATGATGATAAAGTATATAGGCATTGTGATTTACAGGCTGAGAGGATATGTCCTTGTTTAACAAAAGATTATGTAGAAAGTATTTTTAAAAAAGATTTAATAAAGCAAGATAAACAAAATAATTTAATTTTAGAAAGTCAACTAAATTATCTTAAACAAACTTTATTAAATTTATTAAGAAAATTATCAATTAATTAAAAAAATAAAATGGAAATTTCACAATTAATTCAAGATGGAAGTATTTTAACTTTAGTTACAGCTTTAAATTCAGTTGTAGGGCAATATTTACCTAGTAAATATCTACCTTTAGCATCTATTGTTTTAGGTTTAGCTTTTGGATTTTTGCTTTCTGGTTTTTCAGTTTCAGCTGGTATAACAGGATTAGTAATTGGACTTTCAGCATGTGGACTTTATGACCAAACAAAGATTTTAAAATCTGAAAAATAGTGTTATAATATTTTCGTGGGTTTGTTTATTGCTCACACTCTTTGAATCGATTCACAAAACACTCTTTCGGGAGTGTTTTGTTTTTGATATAATATATATATGAAATTAAAGTTTCCATTTAAAGATAATATAAGATGGTTTTGGTTTGATTATCATAATTATAAATGTGCTAATTGTGGTGGTAATGGTGAAAATTGTGGTGGGTTAGAAATTCATCATATTCTAGGTAGAGTATCTGATTCGATTTTAAATTCTATTTATCTTTGTAAAAAATGTCATAATGAAGTAAGGCATACACAAGAAGAACATTTTAAATACTTAAATTACACTAAAGATTTTGTAGAAGAAGTTGGTTATGTTTATATACAATCTGATATAATTTTTTACCAAAATAATATTCATTTATACGAGTAATCAACAAGGTTATCAACAGTTTACACTTTACTTTTTATAATTATTAATTTAATATGTTTTAAATATGCAAATAAAAAACACTGAAAATATTTCTTTATATTTAAATATTAAAAAGAGCAGGTTTGCATTTCAGTGTTTGCCTGTTCTTTTTAATTTTTAAAAAATAAACATGGAAACAGCATTAATAAGAACTACAATTTGGGAAGATGAAAAAATTGATGAATTAAATTCTGATACTAGATTGTTGTATTTGGCTTTATTAACTAATCCAAAAAGAAATACTACAAAAATTTTTAAATGTCCTGACAAGCTTTTAGTTGCTTATACAGGGTATGATGTAAAACTTATAAATTTATGTAGAAATCAATTAATTGAAAAAAAATTTATTAATTATATTGATGGATATTATATTTTAAATGGTGATGAATTTGTTGAAGCAAAAAAAGGTAGATTTACAAAAGTTAAAGAAAAAGAGTATTTTTCTAAGTTACCTATTGAAATTTTAAATTTGTTGAAAAATAAGGATAATTCTTCTAGAGTAACTCTAGAGTATAATAATAAGTATAATAATAAAGATAAAGATAATAATAAAGACGATAAAGATTTTGATATTTTTTGGAAAGAATACCCACTTAAAAAAGGAAAAGGTCAAGCTAAAAAAACTTGGAATAAATTAAAAAAAGAAAAAGTTATCCCAAGCTTGCAAATTTTGGTCGATGCAATTAAAATTCAAAAAGAAGAAAAAAATAAACAAAAACAAAATAATGAATTTTGTCCTGAATGGAAACATCCATCAACTTGGTTAAATGCTTGGGGTTGGGAAGATGAAGTTTCTATTCAAAAAAATTATAAACAAAAAGTCATTGACTGTAACAAAAAATAAACATGAGTAAAATTAGAATAGGTCTTATAAAATTACAAGGTATTGCAGGATGGACAGAAGTCCCTGCTGAAGCCCTTGATAACTTTTTAATAATAAGAAAAAATTTAGCTCCAAATGATTTAATAACAATAGGTGATTGGCAGGGAGAAAAAAAAGATGTCCTTCAATCTTATTTTAAAATGGTTAAGAAAGATATTCCAGAACAAAATCATACTGAAAAAAATAAACATTTAGATAAAATTAATAAAGAATATTTAGATTATGCAAAAAAAATAAGATCTTTATCTTTAGAAGAAAAAGCTAGAAGATTTCAATTTTTTAAATTGTTTTGGTTTGGTTTTAACCCACAAACAGCTGTTCCTATAAAAACTTTAGAATGGGTTTATGGGATACAAAAGAAATTTTTTAAAGATAATCCAAATAGATTACATTGTGATCCAATTAAATTTAAATCAGTTTTTAAAAACAATGAGAATATGATGCAAAAGAATATTTTAGGTTTAATAGAAAATATAATTAATTCAGATATTCAACAATCTAAATATAATAATAAATAGTTATCAACAATTTCAGTTTGACAACATATTTTAACAATATATAATTAAATTATTAATAAATAAACAAAAATAAACATGAATCAAATAAAAAAGTTTAATAGTGAAAAAGATTTAAAAATCGTTTTGGCTAGTAATTATCAAAACCAATTAAACAATTATTTGGGAAAGGAAAAAGCTTTGAAATTTTTAAGTGCTGTTATTTCTTCCGTTCAAAGAAATCCTGTTTTATTGGATTGTGAACCAACTTCAGTTATAAATTCTTTTATAACAATGGCAGAATTAAATCTAATGCCGTCAGAAGTTTCGGGTGAAGCTTATGTTTTACCTTATAATAAAGTAGCTCAGTTTCAACTTGGTTATCAAGGTCTTGTAACTTTATTTTATAGAGCCGGTGCTAAATCAATCACTGCAGAAATCGTTTATGAAAAGGACGATTTCACTCAAGAGAATGGAGAAATTAAACATAAAGCAGATCCTTTCAATGATGATAGAGGAAAAGCAATTGGTGCTTATGTAATTGTTGAGTTGCAAGCCGGTGGAAAGATTAAAGAAGCGATGTCAAAAAAACAAATACTAGATATGGGCAAAAGATTTTCAAAAAGTTTTACTTCAAAGTATTCTCCTTGGAAAGAAGAAAACGATCCAAGATTATGGATGTGGAAAAAAACTGTACTTAAACAAGTTGCAAAACTTGTTCCTAAAAACGAAACTATTTATAAAGCTATCGCAGAAGACAATAAAAATTCTAATGTTGAAGAAAGAAAAAGAGATATTGATACAACTAAATTTGATATTAATATTGATGACTATTCAGATAAATTAGAAAAAGTAAAAGATAAAGAAGAACTAAAAAAAGTTTGGGAAGGTTTCCCACAGTCAGCTCAGAATAATAAAGAACTAATTGAATTAAAAGATGATTTGAAAAATGACTTTAAAGAACCTAAAGTAATAGAAAATAAAGAAGATCCAAAAGTCGAACCAATTCCTGAAGATGAAATTGAAAGTCCTTTTCCTAAAAAATAATTATGAGGATTTTAAAAGAAATTAAACAAGGAACAGATGAATGGTTAAAAGCTAGACTTGGAGTAGTTACCGGAACGAGATTAAAACAAGTAATGGGAAATCAAAAATCTAAATTTGGCTTAGTCTGTGAACTGATAAGCGAAGAAGCTACAGAACAAATGGACGAGATACCAAAGTCAAAAGCAATGCAACGAGGAAACATTGAAGAAGATTATTCTTTAAAGTTATTTGAAAAACAAACAGATAAGGAAATTAACACAGGAATGTTTTGTCTGCACAATGAACACGATTGGTTGGGATTATCTCCTGACGGACTTTCCGAAGATTTAACAGAAGCTTTTGAATCTAAAAGTCCAAAATCTAAAAATATGGTAGCAAGTTTTTTAAGAAATACTTTATCGGATAAAGAGTCGGCGATAACTTCATCTACAAAACCAATTTTCGGGATTCCAGCACAATACATATGGCAAGTGGTTCATTATTTCATTGTGAACGAAAAATTGCTTAAACTTGATTTTTGCGAATATGACGAAAGGATGATTAATGAAAAGTTGAAGTTAAAAATAACCACAGTAACAAGAGAACAATTACAGCCATTAATCGAACAGGCTGAAAAAGAGTTATTAGTATTTAGAGAATTTTGGATTAGATGTCGTGAGTTATTTCTCATTAACAATTTTTAGTTATCCACAATCGTAGTTTGACAATAAAGAAGAGTAATATATTATTAAATTATTATTAATTAAAAAAAATAAACAAATGTCAAAAGATTTAATTAATGCTGATGAATTAAAATCAGCAGTACAAGAAAAAGCTAAGTTTCCTTATACACCAGATGAACTTGAAAAAGTTATAGAAGAATCAAAGTTAATAGTTTGTGATGATTTAACTGATGATGCTTCTCTTAAAATTGTAGCAGATAAGAAAAAAGAGATTCGTTCAATTATGATAGAGAATGAAAAGTTTGGAAAGAGTTGCCGTGATTTATTCACTGGAATTAATAGAGATATTATGTCAATGCAAAAAGAATTGACTGGTATTTTAGAGCCTGAATTTGAAAGATTTAAAGCAATCGAGAAAGCAGCCGAAGATCTTAAAATAAAACAGGAAAGAGAACAAATTTTACCATGGAGAAAAGATGAATTAAAAAAGATTGGCGATAAAGAAGAAATTACCGATGAAGAACTACTAGAAATGGATAATGAGGAATTTGAAGAATATAGAGATATCAGAATTAGAAAGAAAAAAATGGAAGATGAAGCCGAAGAAAAAAAGCAAGAAGAGATAGATAATGCTAAAAATGAAGAAAAGAGAACACAGAGATTTAAAAGACTAAAGGATATTGGTATAGTTCAAGGTTCTGGTATTGATTACGGAGTTACTCAAAAAGATATTGATGAATTAAATGAAGAAGATTTTGATAAAAAAGTTGAAGAAGCTAAAAAAGTTGTTGCTAAAATAGTAGAACAAGAGAAAAAAGAAAAAGAAGATGCTAGAAAAGAAGAATTGAATAAGCAAGAGAATTATAAAAAGTGGTTAGCTGATAATGGTTATAACGAAGAAAATAAAGATGAATTTAAAATTATAAGTGAAGAAGGTCAAGAATTTAAACTTTATAAATTAGTATCTGTTTATAAATTAAATGAAGAAAAATAAAATTATACAATTTAATTCTGTTATTGATGGAGTTCAAAAGAAAAAGGATGGGACTTTATCAATAAAGTTAGGGACACAAGAATTAAAAGCAAAAGAAACAGCTTTGATTTTTGACATGGGGAATAAATATATTCATACAGTATTTTCAGAAGTCGATGTTAATCCTGATGATATAATTATCCCTGAAATAAAAACAGAATTTAGAAGTGATAAGAGTCCTAGCCAAAGGTTGAGAAATTCTTTATATGTATTTTGGAAGAATAATACTTCAAAACAGAAAACTTTTGAAGAATTTTATAAACAACAAATGGAGAAGTTTATTGAAACCGTTAAAGATAAAATAATATAATGATTAAAAAAATAGAAGATTCAGTTTTCCCAAAAAATAAAATCGAGATAAAAATAAAACTGAAAAAATTATTTGTAAAGAAATATAAAAAAAGATCTTTATCAATAAATAAAAATCGCAAAAAGGAAAATATAATTAAACTAAAAAGATTGATTAGAGATATGATTGATGATGGTTTTAATCAAACAGAGATATCTAAATTAATAGGGAGAGATGTATCAACCATCAACAATCATTTAAAAGGTAGAAAGAGATAAAAGTTATCAACAGTTATAATTTGACAACTAGAACAAGAAAGTTTACTATTAAGATAGTCAAAATAAACAATTGACACTTATTTAAAACCTTACGAAATATTACGATAGTTTTTATGAGGATACGACCACTCAATAAAACAACGGATATTTGGTAAGGTAGCGAATAAGATTATAAATAAATAAAAATATTATGTTTGAATTAGAGTTAGGGGATGGTATATATAAATCAGTTGTTAAAGAATATTTAGAAGAAAGAAAAGAAAAAAAGAGATTAAAAAAACAATTCATTTTTTTGGGAATAGTTGTAATCGTTTTATATTTAATAACATTATTTATATGAGTTTTTTTAAATTAATTTTAATTACCTTTTTATTAGCATCTTTATTTATAACATATGATATTTTCAAGATGAAGATAAATTCAGATAATTACAAAGATCATGAGCAAACAATCAATATTAACTAATTTTAATAAAATTGTCTGTTTTAGTGAAGCACAAAAGTTTCAATTAATTAAAGATCAAGATGAAATAAACAGAATGATTGAAAATGATGAAATAAATGACGGAGATTTAGTAATAGACTTAAATGAAGATAATCTTAAACTTGCAACACAAATTAAGTTTATAGAATTAAAATAATGAAAAGCTACTTGATAGACAGAATAAATAGAACAAGATTAAGTGATTTATAGTAAATAGTTATGAGCAGTTACATAAAAAAATTAAAAAATCCAAAAACAGGAAAGATGCAGAAAGCGTTTTGTATTGATAATTATTTTGGTCGTCGTATCTATGGCTATGGTTTTAGAAGAGATGGAAAAGATGCAGACTTTGAAAGAGATTTCATACCATCAAAGGAATGTGATTTTTATAAGTTTGAAGAATTAAATAAACATTATGAAAGATAAAGATTTTAATATAATAAAAAGAGCTATAAGAAAGATTGAAGAAAAAGAATATCTTTCAGCTATTTTGTTACTTACAGCAATAACAGATCATTATAAAATGAATAAAAAACAAAACAATTATATAGATATAGATGAGGCGATTAAAGAATTAGAAGATAAATAAAATATGTCTGAAACGACAATAAACTATGTTCTTTTAAAAAGTTGTTTACAATTGAAAACCAAGTGGTTGACAAGTTGTTTACAAAATAGGAGGTTAAAATGTTTAGTCTAACAGGTAAAATAATCTTTACTATCGTATTTTTTATGTTTTTCGGTTATATGTTTATTGGCATAATATCCGATATTGTCAGTATATACTCATTTTTTAAAGGAGGTTAAAATGCAAGTAATATGTGCTTATTGCCTAAAGTTATTAGGTAAAAAGAAAGGCAAAGGTATCTCTCACGGTATATGCAAAGAATGTTTTAAAAAAGAAGAAGATAAGCTAAAAAACTTTGGCATTTTCAAAGGAGGTAAAATTGAACAGAATAACTGATAAAGGAGCAGTATTACTTAGGGGAGCTTCGTTGCCGACATTGTTGGCTATCTGTGAGTTTACAGCAGATCAACTTGGTGTAAAATTAAATCCAAAAGTAATGATAAGAACCATAGACACACTCAAGGATATGTTTTATTTGAAAGGGGGTGTGGAAAGTGAAATCCGGAAAGTTAAGAAAAAGGAGGGTCAACAGCAGACACCATATTATTCCCTCATCAAGAGGTGGAAACGACAGTCTGCAAAACATAGCTATCATTAAAAGAAAAACTCACGAACACTATCACACTTTATTTTCAAACAAAACACCTGATGAGATAATTGAATATCTTGTCAATCATTTTTGGAAAGGAAATTGGGAGTGGGTAGAACAAGCATTAAATGGAAAGGAGATTTATTAAAGGAGGTAGAAATGTTTAAAGTTTACAAAAACTCACAGCAATCTGCTAACGACATTAACCGTATTCTCCGCCTAAAAAGAGCAGAAGCTAAACTTCTTAAAGAGAAACATAAAAAATTCTCTAAAGATAGGATAAAGCTTGGACGACTTATTGATTCAATAACTAGATGTATAGATGACATAAGGAGAAGCCAGAATGATTAACCTCTTATACTCTTGGTAGCAGAGTATAAAGCTACCTTTTTTAATACTAAAATTACTAATTAAATAAAACATATAGATATATAGACCGAAAAGTCTTTAAACTTCAGTTCTTTAATAGGAGGTTAAAATGAAAAAATGGTGGCAAGATGGAGTGCTTATAATAATGATTATAGTGGCTATACCCCTAATTATAATAGGTATTATAATTACAAGATTTACAGGAGGTTAATATGTTAAGTAAAAAAGGTTGGGTTATTGTTGCAATATTCCTTTTCTTTTATGGATTAGGAGTAATTGCCGATTTAATAATACTTTTTTCATAGGAGGTGAGTTATGATGATTTATTTTATTAGGTTCTTACAAGCTGTTGTAGTTATGATATTAGCTATATTAGTTATATCAGTAGCCGCAAGAGCAGAGCAACAATTTACCTATGATGGTGAATTGTCTCCAGATGATGTATTTGTAAAGTATATTCCTAAAAAGGTAACTCCGATACAAGGAGTAGCTTTGATGGAATTACACAGAATTGACAAAGGATACCCAAGAGTAGTTGTAGCTTTAATGAAGCCAGCTCCACAAGGAGTCTTTGTGTTAAAAGGTTATCGTTATCTGGATAAAGATTTAAAACTATGGAACTTATCCATAACAAAAGGAAATCATTATGCTCATACTGAACTGGATAAACAAACTGAAAAGAATGCTGTTAAATTCCTTTTTAAATTATTAACTATATCCTCAATTTGACCTTATGCTGGTGAGACAGCATTTACTCGTAGAGCAGGAGGCGAGAATAAATAAACTCCTGCACTACATTATCCACAATTTAATTGTAACTTTCTTAAAAAATTTGATATAATATATACAATAAAAATAAAATAAACATGGAAAATAATACTTTGAAAAAAATAACAGAAATTTTAATATCTCACGATATAGAGTTTTGGATTGCTGATAAAAACAGAATAGGAATAAAAGCAATAGACTGTAAAGATATGCCAGATTTAATTACTTTAATTGGTTCTTTTCTAAATGAAGGACTACAGATAAAAACAGCAGGATCTTTGGCTTTATTTTTTGTTATGGAGGTAAGCGGAGTTAATCTTTATTGGTTTTACACTGAAGGGAATCAAATTTGTAATTCAAAAGTTTGTTTACCAAAATACAAAATAAGAGAATTAATATTAGAAACAAGAAGTTTAATTAAAAATCTATAATATGAAAAAAGTTTTAATCCTAGGATCAGAAGGATATATTGGAAGAGCATTGCATAAATATTTAAAAGAAAGAAATTGTGATGTTTTTGGTATTGATAATAATTTAAGAAACGAAAATGTAAAAAGTATAGGTTCTAAGTCAATAGTTGAAATTGATGAAACATTGCATGAAAAGAAATTTATAAAGATGGATATTTCAAAAAATTATTTAGGGTTGAAAACTCTAATGTTTGATTTTAAACCTGATGTTATTGTTCATTTAGCAGAACAACCATCAGCTCCTTTTTCTATGATGAATCAAGTGCATGCTTCCGAAACAATGAGAAATAATATGCAAGGAACTATGAATGTTATTTATGCAATGAAAGAAATTTGCCCTAAAGCTCATTTAATTAAACTTGGAACAGAAGGTGAATATTCTTCTGATATTTGGGATGGTAAACATATCCCAGAGGGATCAAGAATGGAGGTATTTACTGGTAAAAAAGATAAACATAATAATGCTTGTTTAGAAAGGTGGGAAATCCCAACACCTCGCTATTTCGGTTCTTGGTATCATTTCACTAAATTTAGTGAAAGTTACATGCTAGATTATGCTAATAGAATTTGGGGTCTAACCATAACCGACATAAACCAAGGAATTGTTTATTCTCACAGGAATGGAACAAGACTTGATGCTGATTATTTTTTTGGAACGATTATTCATAGATTTGTTGCACAAGCTATCACAGGAGTTCCTTTAACAGTTTATGGAACTGGTGGACAGGTCAGAGGATTTATTTGTTTACAGAACTCTTTAGAAGCTATTGAACTATTGATTAATAATCCGGCTAAAGATGGAGAATTTAGAGTTATTCACCAAACAACAGAATCACTTAATATAAATGATATTGCTAAAAAGATACAAGAAAAAACTGGTTGTGAGATTTCTTATATAGATAATCCTAGGGTAGAAAAAGAAAGTAATACATTCACTTTTGATACCACAACACTAGATAATCTTGGTTTAAAACCAATCAAATTTGAAGATGAACTACCTAACCTGATAAAAGTTTTTGAAGAAAATAAAGATAATATTGTAGTAACAGCTTTAATGCCTAAAGATCATGCAAAATGGAATTAAAAAAAGGTTCTTAGAAAAGATATATAAGAATAAAATTACTGGTTGTTGGGAATGGACAGCTATGAAACAGAAAAGTGGGCTTCCTTTAAGTTTAATGTTTACCATACTTCAATAAGCAACATTATTAATAAAGTAACTTGGAGAAAATAATATGAATGAAAAATATTGGAAAGAGTTTTATAAAAATAAAGAGATTGCTGAACCGAGTGATTTTGCCAAGTTTTGTGCTACAGAAATTTATAAAGAAAACCACGACCAACCATTTGAAGTATTAAAATTTTTGGAAATTGGTGCAGGAGACGGCAGAGATACATCCTTATTTGCTAAGGACAGATTTGATATAGTCGCAATAGAACCAAATAATAATGATTTAGAAACAGATAAAATTGACCACTGCAAAAGCACTTTTGAATATTTTGTTGCTTCTGGGGAAGCTGAAGAGTATCCTTTCGATTACATCTATGCCCGCTGGTTCATCCATGCAGTTTCAGAAGAAATAGAAGATAAACTTTTAGATTTCGCCAAAGACCAAAAAGCAACATTAATGCTAGAGTTTAGAGTAATAGGAGGAGAAAAACCTGATGATACCCACGAAAGAAGATTAATTGATTTAGAAAAGTTCACAACAAAACTTTTGGAAAAAGGATTTGTTATAAAACATTTAGAAAAAGAATATGGATTATCAAAAGTCGGAGATGACGATCCTTTATTAGCGAGAGTAATTGCTGAATATAATGATTAAGATAGAAGATGTAAAAAAGAATATCCGAGATACAAAAGAAATCTCTGAAAAATTAGATTTCAAGATTATTCTTGATGGAGGTTCTTTACTAGGAGCATACAGGGATAAAGGAATGATTAAAGGAGATGAAGATGATGTTGATTTTGCTGTCCCTATGGAAGTAATGAATTTTAAAGCCTTAGAAATTATAAAAGCATTTCAAGATAGAGGATTTGAATTATTCAGACTAAGAGATACTGTTATGACTTTTAAAAGATATGGAAGCAAGATTGATTTGTTGTTTTACAAATATGACTGTGAGGTTTTAGGAGAGTATTATTATTTAACTTTATATCACAATAAAAAACCTTTTGCTTTGAAAATTCCTTGTATTGTTTGGGACGATTTAGATTCTATTAAATTTATGGGAGAGAAATTTTTATGTCCTAGAAACATAGAAGAATATTTAAAATGGAGATTCGGAGATTGGAAAAATCCAGTATTAAGACCAGCATTCTCTTTCGATAATTATTTGCAAAATACAAATTTAACGACATGGCTATAAAAGATAAAAAAATAGCAATATTCGTAAATACTTTTTTAAGAGATGATTTAATTCCTCGCTTTGTTGAGTGTTGTGAAAAAATAACCAACTCAAGATTATATATTTCTGATAATGGGAGAGTTACAGATGAGAAAAGTAAATTATATTCTAAATTAATTCATTCTGGGCATAAAGTATATTTACCGAAAGAATTTAACTATTGGTGGAGAAAAGCATTTAACGATAAATTAATTTTATTACAAGATGAAGAATATATTTTAAAAATTGATGATGATTTTATTTTAAATAAAGATTCTAACATAGAAAAGTTTATTGAAATTTTAGACAATAACCCAGATATAGGACTAATTGGAGGACAAGTTTGGCATGTTAGGAATAATAGAAAATCCGATTATATTTTTAAGGTAATGAAAGAAAATAAAGATGGTGTATTTGAATTAAAAGTAATGGACTTTGACGACAAGGATCTTATTTATTCAGACTATACACCTGATTTTTGGATGGCTAGACGAGAATTGTTTGATACAATAAAAATGAGAGAAAACCTAAAACCAGCAGAAGGAGCTCATGAATTGTTTTTTAGGGATATATATAAAGCTAGAAAGTTAGGTGTGCTCAAACTAAAAGTCGCATATACAGATAAAGTTATAGCTTTTCATGAAAAAGGTGGGAATACCGAAGAATATAAAAAACATAGATACGGAGGTTTTAACCCAGAAACTTATAAGAAGAATATTAAAATGATTAAAAATGATAATAAAAAATAGAAAAAAAGAATATAACAAAGGATTAATCACTGTTGCAACAGGGGAATATAATGATTTTATTCCTGCCCTTATAAATTCTTCAAAAACTTATTTTCCTTGCCATATTTATTTATTCACAGATCGCCCTAAAGACTATGAACATTTTAATGATATTACTATTATAGAAATGGAACATTATGGTTGGCCGAAAATGCCTTTGTTACGATTTGAAATGTTATATAAGCACAAAGATTTATTCAAAGAAAATTATTTGTTTGTAATAGATTCAGAAGCAAAATTTGAAAGACCTGTAACGGCTTCTGTCTTAGATTATAGAGTTGCAACACTTCATAGGAATGTAACTCGTTTCAGAGATGAATTTAATTATGAAACAAGAAAAGAAAGCACAGCTTTTGTGGATAAAAAAGAAGGAGAAAATTATTATGCTTGTGGTTTTGTCGGAGGTGCAAGGAGAGAGTTTAATCGAATGTGTAGAGTTATTTCTGAAAATATAAGAACTGATATAAATAATGGAATCCGTGCAATGTGGGGAGATGAAAGCCACCTAAATAGATACTTAATTGATAATCGTCCGACTTTAGTTTTACCTCCAAATTATATGTGTCCTGCAAATAACCCTTATTTTATACCATATATTAAGCATAGAGATAAACAATTCAAGAGAGTAAATAAAGAAGATACTAAAGAATTTTTAACAATTAATAAAAAGGATTATGATTAAAAAAGTGCTAATTTCTGGGCATCGCGGATATATAGGTTCTCGCCTAAAAAAAGAATTAGAAAAAAACCCTGATTATGTTGTTATGGGTGTTGATTTAAAAGATGGGGATAACTTGTTGACATCTGATTTACCTTATGCTGATATTGTATTTCACTTAGCTGCTCAATCCGGTGCAATCCCTTCAATGAAAAATCCACTATGGGATGCTGAAACTAACATTTTAGGGACAATTAGAATAGCTAAAGAATATACTAAAGCTAAAATAATTTATGCAACTTCCGGAGGAGCTTTAGATCCTGAAAGCCCTTATGGTTTATCAAAGAAAACAGGAGAAGAATATTTAAAACTTCTTCATGAAAATACTGTAATTTGCCGATTATCTTCAATTTATGGGGAAAAAGATAGAGGGGTTGTGGATAATTTTATTAGAGAAGATGAACCCACGATTTTCGGTTCTGGTGAAGCTATGAGAGACTTTGTCCATGTAGATGATATTGTTAAGGGATTAGTGAAGGCAATTGAATGGGACAAAGGAGAATATTCAATGGGGAGTGCAATCCCAACATCGGTATTAGACATTGCCGAAGCCACAGGGAAGAACATTGTTTTCAAAAATGCTAGAGAAGGAGAAAAAATGTTCGCAGTATTATCAAACACTACCCCAAATTGGGATGTTAAAATAGAAGTATTAGATTATGTTAAAAGAAACTGTGGAAAATAAAGTAGATTTAATAATAACGACTTTTTTGAGAGAAGAATGTTTAGATAGATTACTTCAATCTATTTTTAGAGTTGGATTAAAAAACAGTATTTATATAGGGGAGCAAAATAATAGAGGAGGTTTTTATTCAGATTATTATTCTAATAAATATATTAAAGGTCAGATTAATGTTTTAGAACTTCCTTACGATTGTGGTTTATCTAAAACAAGAAACAAATTAGTAGAATCAACAAATAGTCCATATATTTTATTACTAGAAGATGACTTTGAATTTACAGACGAAGCAGACATAATCAAAATGGTGGAGTTAATGGAAATGGACAAAAGTATAGGAGTAGTGGGAGGAAAGGTCGAACAAAATAATATACCAATTAATTTTGAATTCTACCCAGAAATTAAAGATGGAATTCTATATCATAAATCTGACGGAGATAAATATAAGGAGTATAAAGGTATAATGTATAAAGAAACTGGCTGTGTTTTGAATTTCGCATTATTCAGAAGAGAAGTTTTTGACAAAGTTTTGTGGGACGATGAATTGAAACTAAGAGAGCATGTAGATTTTTATTTAAGACTAGCTCAAACAGATTGGAAAGTTATTTATACTCCAGAGGTAGTTATTAAAGATGCAAAAGTCCGAGCATGTGAAGAATATAGAAGATTGAAAGCAAGAGATCAGTTTTTCATTAAAATGATGAATAAGCACAATATCCATAAAATTAAGTATTTAAACGGACATTGTGTAGAATTAAAAGATGGTAAAATTGTTAAATATAGCGAACCTGTGTTATAATATTATTAATTAATAAATAAGCAAAAAATTTTATGCAAGAAAAACTAGATAAGTTATTAGAACTTAAAAAAGAGGCAGATAAAAATCAGAAAGAATTGAACCTTTCTTTTTCTGTTGCAAAATCTCCAGAAAATCTTGAAAATGAATTGGAGATCGAAAGAGATGGTAAAAAAGTCAAAGTTGCTGAAAAACAGCTTTGGGTAGAAGTTTATTCACTAGGAGATGATTCTCCAGCTGGAAAAATTCTAGCAGAAAAATATCCAAAACCATTTGAATTAGGCAAACAAGCAGATAAAATACAAAAAGAGATATTTGAATTAATTTCTGATGTGTTTGGTATAACAGGACGAGTTTCAACTATTGATATAATTAGTATCGTTTTGCAATTAATTGATTTTAAGAATTCCGAAAAGACTGAAAGTGTGAAACCCCAAATAAGTGCTTAAATAAAGCAATGAATAAGCTAAGTGCTAGCCTTCTGCATATTTGTGGAAACAATCCTCGGTGGTTCAATTCCCCGATTAGTGTGAGAAACACTAACATTGTATCGAGTCTGGAGACAGGATTGAGGTTATAAGGTGCAACTCCTTATTATTCGTATGAAAAAAATAGAAGAAATAAAGCCATATATTAAGAATGCAAAATTGCATACTAAAAAACAGATTAAACAAGTAGCTAATTCTATTAAAGAATTTGGTTTTAATCAACCTATTGTTATAGATAAGAAAGGGATTATAATTGTCGGTCACGGAAGATTTGAAGCTGCTAAAATGTTAAAAATGGATGAAGTACCTGTTTTGGAAGTTGATTTAAATGAAGAACAAGCCAAAGCTTATCGTTTAGCAGACAATAAGTTGAATGAGAGTGATTGGGATATGGATTTAGTTGTTAGTGAATTAAAAGAATTGTCAGAGCCAATGGTTGATTTAACTGGTTTTGACAAAGATTTATTAATTACAGATGAGGAAAAAGATGATGAAGTTCCAGAAGTTCCTGAAGAACCAAAATCCAAACTAGGAGACATTTATCAGCTGGGAAACCACAGAATAATGTGTGGGGATAGCAAAAGTTCAGAAGATATAGAAAAACTGATGAATGGAAAGATTGGTAAAGTTATTTTTACAAGTCCTCCATATAACATTAATTCAGGAATGTATCAGAATTATGAAGATAATTTAAAGAGTGAAGAATATATAGACTTCAATATAGAAATAATAAATAAATGGAAAAAGTTTTTGCGTGGTTTTATATTTTGGAATATAAGCTATAACAAGAACAGCCGTTGGGAATTTATAGAAATCTTTTATAGAATAATAAAGGAGACTGGTTTAAAATTTTTAGAGTTAATAGTTTGGAACAAAAAGCATGCTTTACCGATAACAAGTAAGGAAATGTTTACTAGACAATATGAAGATATTTTATTGGTTGGAGATGAAGAAAGTATACAGTTAGATTTAGATATGTTTGTTTGTGCTAGGAATGATAAGAAAGCATTTTTTAACAAAAAAACAAATAGAGGAATAACTAATTATTGGGAGATTGGAACAAATAAAACTCAATTGAAAAATCATCTTGCTTGTTACCCAGTAGCTTTACCTGTTAAAGGTATACTTTTGATGAGTAATATCGGGCATATAATAATGGACCCGTTCTCTGGAAGTGGATCAACTTTAATAGCTTGTGAAAAAACTAATAGGATATGTTACGGAATGGAATTAGATCCAAAATACATCGATGTAATAATAAAAAGGTGGGAGGATTATACAGGTAATAAAGCTATTAAATTATGATTTTTAATAAATATAAAAATTTATATATTGACACAAAACCTAGAAAATGGTTTAATTATATTAATATTGATAAATTCTCTAAAAAAAACAGACAAACTGGTAAAAAAGAGGTTTTTGCTTACACTATTAAAGACAAAGCTTTTGCTGATTTTAAAATTCTCAATACTGCAAATGCTTGGTTTTCTGAAAAAGTAAAAGTTATTAATTTAATTAATGCCTATAAAATAGATGCAACTGATAAAGAAGCCTGTGCTTATGCTGGTATTTCTATTGATCAATTAAAATATTTTAATAAATTACATCCAAACTTTTCCACTATAAAAGATACATGTAAACAGCTACCTTGTTTAAAAGCTAGAAAAACAATAAATGATAATTTAAGTACTGATGTTAATATTGCTTTTAAATATATGGAGAAAAAAAGAACAGGAGAGTTTGGTAATAGATTGGATCTAACATCAAAAGGGAAAGAGATTAAAAATAATCAAATTACTTTTGTTGATTTTAGTGAAGATAAATAGTATGTTTAAGTTTTTATTAGAATCATTAATGTTATTATTATATTGTATATTTTTAGGAGTTGTTTTTTTTGCAATTATGTTTAGTTTATGTGGTATTTTGTTAAATTTATTATCATTTACATAATATAAATATTAAAAATGAATCAACAAGTAAATGAAAAATATCAACCTGTTTTTGTTAATAATGAAAGGATAAGATATATAATCCTGATGGGAGGTCGTTCAGCAGGACGATCTTTTGTTGCTTCTCAGTATGCTGTTGCTAAACTAATAGATGTAGGTAATTATTTTCGTTGTGCCATAATGAGGTTAGTTTTAGGAGATATTAGAAATTCTATTTTCCAAGAGATTTTAGATAGAATGGAAGAAAATAAAATTGATAAGGCTATAGATATTAGAGAACATGCTTTAACTTTTAAATATAAAGAAAACAAAATAACAGGAATCGGTTTTAGAAAATCTTCTGGTGATCAGAAGTCAAAACTAAAATCTTTGGCAAATTATAATTGTGTTATTATTGAAGAAGCTGACGAAATAAGTGAAGATGACTTTATGAAACTAGATGATTCTTTGAGAACATTGAAAGGAGATATTACAATTATTATGATGCTTAACCCTCCACATAAAGAACACTGGATTGTTAGGAGATGGTTCAATTTAATAGACATAAAAGGGGTAAAAGGCTATTTTAAGGCGAAATTGAAAGAAAGTTGTAAGAATGATACTGTTTTCATTTCTACGACCTATAAAGAGAATATTAAGAATGTGAGCAAGACATCTATTGCTAACTTCGAGAAGTATAAAACATTCAGACCAGATCATTATTATAATATGATTAAGGGATATATTTCTGATGGTTTAAGGGGAAGAATATTTAAAGGTTGGAAACCAATTACTGTAAAAGAATTTGAAGAATTGGAGTATCCGTCTTTTTATGGATTGGACTTTGGGTTTACAAATGATCCGACTGCTATATTAGAAATAAAAACTCATAATGAAAGAGTTTGGTTTAGAGAACTTTGCTATAAAAAAGGATTGACTAATCCTCTAATTGATAAAGAGTTTGAGAGACTTGGAATTTCTAAATCAGCAAATATTTGGGGGGATAGTGTTGAACCTAAATCTATTGAAGAATTAAAAGATTTAGGATGGAATGTTAAACCAGCAGTTAAAGGACAAGGAAGTGTTAATGCTGGAATTGACATGCTTCTTTCTAAAAAAGTTTATTATACTGAAGATAGTGAAAATCTTATCATTGAAAAACAAAATTATGTTTGGGCTTTAGATAAAAATAAGTTACCTACAAATGATCCTATTGATGATTTTAATCACTTAATGGATGCCGGGAGATACGGAGTTTATTCTGAATCTAAAAAGAAATTTGTGGGTTTTGTCTAGTTATCCACAAGACAGTTATTATTAATCGTTGTATAATATATTTAATTTAAAATAAATGGAAACAATAAACGGAATAAAATTAAAGGAAGCAGAAACGAGAAACGAGAAAATACTTTTGGGGTTTTTAAATGATGAATCTAAAAGAATGAGATATGGAGAAATAAATTTAGTTATCAAAGTTAGAGACTCAAAAATAAGAACAATGAGAGTAATAGAAGGTGCAAGAGATATAAAGCTTGACTAATTTCTTCTATATGCGATAATAGATATAACTTAATAACTCCTCTAACGGAAGAACCGAAAAGGATTAAAAAAACTTTTCGTATGCTTCAAAAATTTTCTAAATTTTCAAATAAAATAACAAACTTTCTAAAAGCTAGAAGGAAAAATTATACATACTCTTTACAACAAAGCATCCCTTTGTTTAATAAGACATATTCAAAAGACAAATATTTAACAACTAATGAGATTAGTTTATATTTAAATAAAACAACAAACAAAAGAGCCGAGAAAGTCGGTCAAGTTGAGTTTGAATTGTTTAATGAGAAAGGAGAATTAGTAGAAGAAAGTCCTCTTTTAGATTTACTTAATAATCCGAATCCACTTCATCCTGCTGATAAATTCTGGGCTATGTATCAAAAGTATTATGATATTACTGGGGAAGCTTACATTCTGAAAGAAATGGGGAGTCGTCAAATTAGTGAAGATAGTGATAAATTATTTGATAACAAAAAAATAAAAAACCTTTGGTTAATTCCTTCTCACAAAATAAACCCAATTTATGATATTGAAAAAGGAACTATTGAAGGATATATTTACAAACCCGGAGATGGTAGAGAAATCAGATATTCAACAGAAGAAATAATCTTTTCATTTAGACCAGATTTGAAAGCTCCATTTAGAGGAGAAAGTATAGTAAAGTCTGGTATAAGAATAATTGAATCAGAAACTCAATTGAATGAATATCATTCAAGAGTTCTTAACAATGGAGGAAAGATAGAGGGAATATTCTCTTTCAAAGAAGCACTTAACGAAACACAATATAGAGAAATGAAAGATAGTTATGAAGAAAAATATTCTCAAGCTCAAAAGTCTGGACAACCAATGTTCTTAGGTGGAGGTGCTGAATATAAAAACTTAGGATTAACTCCAGATGAATTATCTTTCTTAGAAACTAAAAAAGTTATTCTTGATGACATTCTAATTATGACAGGAGTTCCAAAAGCTGTTCTTGGTTCAATGTCAGATATTAAATTCTCAAATGCTAAAGAGAGTTTAATTATTTTCCTTTCACAAACAATCAAACCTTTGATAGAAGATTTAGTAGATGTTCTAAATAGAGATGACCTTACTCCAGAAGGATTTACTCTAAGTTATACAGACCCTACCCCACAAGATATTGAATTAGGATTAAAGAGGGCTGAAAATGGAATTAAATATAAATATATGACAATTAACGAAGCTAGGGAAATTACTGGATTAGATCCGATTGAAGGAGAAGATGAATTACCAAAGGAAGAAGATAAAACTATGACTGAAAATAAAATAATTATAAACAACTCTGGAGAGCAAAATAAGAGTGTGCATCCTTTGAAAGACAAAGCTGTTCGTGAAGAATATGGAAAAAAGAAAGATGCTGAAATAATGAAGGATGAAGAAAAATTTACAAAAGTTGTTAGGAAATATTTCACTGGGCAAGCAGAAAGACTGATAGAAAAACTTGAGCCACTAAAACGATTTAAGAAGAAAGATTTATTAGATGAGACATTTAATACTGCACTTGAGATTAAAATTGCAGAGGAGACATTTTTACCAGAATTAGAACGACTTATGATTAAATATGGTGATGAAGCAATGTCTTTTGCTGGTAGTGATCATGAGTTTAGTTTTTCTGGAGAAATTGCTTCCTCCTTAGATAAAAAGGTTAGAGTATTTTCAGAACAAATTAATGAAACTACATTTAAAACTTTGAAAGAACAATTCGCAGAGAGTTTTGCAGAAGGAGAAACTAGAAGACAATTAATTAAAAGAATTCAAGATACATATGGAAATATAAAAGAAACTAGAGCAAAGACAATCGCTAGAACAGAAGTTCACTCAGTTTCTCAAACTGGAACTTTCGCTGGTTATAAACAATCGGGGCTACAAACAAAGATTTGGGTTACTGTTGAAGATGCTGATGTTAGACCAACTCATGCTAGCTTAGACGGAGATGAGATACCAATTAATCAATATTTTGACAATGGATTACTTTATCCGGGAGATCCTCAAGGACATCCTTCGGAAACGGTGAACTGTCGATGTGTTATTTAAATTATTATTAAAATTATTGAAATTATTATGAAGCATAAATTTAAAGTAGGAGAAAAAGCAACAAAGATTTTTGATGTAGAAGTAAAAGGAGTTGATGAAGAAAACTTCACTCTTGAGGCTATCTTTTCATCAAAAAAAGAAGATCGCCATGGCGATGTCGTTATTCAAGATTTTGACTTGAAAGCTTTTAAGAAAAATCCAGTCATTCTAAATAGTCATAACTATGGAGATGCTAAAGCAGTAATTGGTAAAGCAATTTCTAAAACAGTTAAAGTAGAAAAAGGTAAATTGCAAGGTAAGATACAATTTGCAGTTAATGAAAATCCTGATGCAAAAATTATCTTCGACCTATATGCAGGTGGATTCCTAAATGCTTTCTCTATTGGATTTATGCCACTTGAATTTGATGAGAAAGATTGGAGTAAAATTCTTAGATCTGAATTATTAGAAGTTAGTGCAGTATCAGTTCCAGCTAATGCAGATGCCCTTGCTAAAGCAAAAGAAAAAGGAATTGATATTGATAAATTGAATTATGTTGAAAAAAATATTGAGGATGAAGAAGATAATGGGGAAGATGCCGAAGAGGAAGACAACGATAGTGAAGATGGAGGGGAAGAAAGTGATGAAAAAGATAAAAAATTTGAAGGAGTACAAAAAGAGTATGCAGACAATTGGGACGAAACGAACGAATTCGTAAGATTGAAAGTTAGAGACATAGCAATGTTCGAAAGACCATTGAATAAAGCTACTCTTCTAGAAGAAATTCCTAGAGTATTTTCTATGGTAGGAAATATGTTGAATGAGGATGCTAAAGGAATACAAATGTTGTTCTTCCCTAAAGAAGATGGTTGGACTGTAGATGATGCAAAGAAATGGTTTTCTAGTTGGCAAATGTCTATTTTATATAGTAATCAAAAAGAATATAAGGTTGGTAAAGAATTGGTTTTAAAAAGAATTTATAGGAGAAAATTTGTTCAATCTAAAGGTCAAAGAATTTCGCAGTTTTTGAAAGAAGAAAAGAACACTGAAAGGAAAATTTTGTTAAAGACTAAAGATATTTTGGAAGACATGTTAGTTCAAAAAGTTGATGTCAAAAAAATTAATAAGAAGAAGAAAATTAATCAGGCAGTGAGAAATTTGTTAAAAGTTAAAGATATTAAGTAATGATATGTGTGTATTGTTTAGGTCGTAAAACCCTTGGCACGAGGCATTGTAGATTATAAATATTATTCTTAATTAAAATTATTATTATGAAAAAATTAAAGGAATTATTGGCAGAAGCTTTGGGAAAAGGTTTTGCAACAGCTAGTGAAAAACTAGCTATCATCAAAGAAGCTGAAAATGTTTCTGAAGATGAAAAAAATGAAGTTAAAGATGATATGGATAAAGTATCAGATTTACCAGAAGAAGCTCCTGAAACTGATGAAGAAGTTGAAAAGGGAGTTAAAGCACTTTTTGAAAAAGCTGGAAAAGAAGTTAAAGAAAGTGTTATCGGTGAAGTAAAAGAATGGTTGAAAGAGCAAAAAGAGTTATTGTCTAAAGGAGTTGGTGTATATAACAAAGAAGTAAAAGCTAACAGAAAAGAATTGAATGAATATGTTAGATGTTTACATAAAGCTATATACGGGAAAATTAGTGATGCTAAGTTTAAAGAAATGACAACTGATGCAACTGGTTCTCCTTTTGCTGGATATACTGTTGATTCAGAGTTATCAGCAGAAATTCGACACTTGATTACTGAATATGGAGTTTCTAATCGAGAAATGTTTTCAGTTCAATTAAGCAAGAATTCATATAAAGCAAACAACCTAGTAACGGATGTTACTACTTACTGGGTAGATGAAGGAGCAGCTATAAGATCTACTCAAACAGTATTAGGGCAAGAAACACTAGAATTGAATAAATTAGCTGCTATTGTTACTCTAACAAGTGAATTACTAGAAGATACTGAAATTGATTTAGTATCATTTATCACTGGAAGAGTTTCAGAAGGATTCGCAAAAATGGAAGATGAAGCATTCTTTAAAGGAGATGGAACATCCACTTACGGTTCATTTACTGGTCTATTGAATAATACATCAGTTAATGAAGTAACCTTGGCAGGAACAACTTTTGCATCTATGGATGCAGATGATTTGTTAGCCATGATTGATGCTACTCCACAAGGAGCTCAAGGAAATGCTAAGTTCTATATGCATAGAACTATTATGAGTATTGTTAGAAAATTGAAAGACACTACAAATAACTATATTTATCAAAGACCTTCAGAAACAGGTCCAGCAACAATTTGGGGTTACCCAGTTGTATTAGTTGAAGCTATGCCTTCAAGCACTGATACTGCTGTGGATACTTCCTTCGTATTGTTCGGAGATTTGAAGAAAGGTTGTATTTATGGTTTCAAAGGAGCTATTAAAGCTAAAATGTTTGATGCTGGAACAGTTAGAAATGTAGCAAATGATGGAGACATCAATTTGATTACTACTGATCGAGAAGCATTAAGATGGACTAGAAGAGTTGGATTTATTGTTATATTAGCAAGTGCTATAACAAAATTGACAACAGCTTCAGCTAGTGCCTAGCCTTATAGTAGGGGTTAATTTTTAGCCCCTGCGATTAAGTCTAAAATTATGAGATACAAATATATTTACGAAAATGTTAATACCGGAAAAAAAGTTTACTCTAATCAGAAGCTTGATTTAAAACATTTAAAACTAGTCAAAGAATTTAGAGGGGGAATTATTAAAAATAATATAGTTCAAAAATAATTATGACTGATAAAGGATATACAACAGAAGAAAAAATTGAGAATTTCTTGAATGAAACTATTTCAACAGGAGATGCTGATGATTACATTCTTGCCGCACAGCAATTAATCGACCAAGAAACTCAAAGAAACTTTAAAGCAGATACAAATGCTTCTGAAAGACTTTATGATGGAAACGATAGAGTGGATTTGGTAATTGATGATTGTGTAGAAATTACAAAAGTTGAGGTTGGCTCAAATTATTATGGAGATAGTTTTACTGAAATTGAAGAAGGTGGTACTAGTGGATATTATTTGTTCCCAAATAATTATTCAGAACAAGGTTTACCTATTAGGAAAGTTCATTTAAGAAATAGATATTGGATTCAAGGAATTCAAAATATGAGAATTACAGCAAAATGGGGTTATTCAGCAAGTGTTCCAGCAGATATTTCTTTCGTAGCTACAATGTTGTCGGCATTGATGTATAAATATGGCCGTTCTGGTGCTATTGGTGGAATTAAAAGCGAGAAGATTGGAGAATATTCAATTAGTTATATGGATGATGATGAATTAAACGATTTGGAAAAAGCAAAGAACATCCTTAATAGTTATAAGAAATATACAATATGAGTATAACAGATTTTTTCACAACGACATTTACTGTAACAAGAATGGTATGGAGTAACGAAAGTTCTTCAGAAGTTTCACAGGGGTCATTTTTGGGACAATTACAGCAAGCAGAGATAGAACTAGCAGAGCAATTCAGACTAGATTATACTCGTTCTTTTAAAGTTTGGTGTCCTTTAGATACTGATGTTAAAGATGGAGATACTTTAACTGTTGGAAACGATACTTATTCTGTAAAGGCGAATAAAGTATTTATGATAGGGAATCATCAACACAAAAGATTAATTATTGAAAAAGACATAATGGAAATATCAGCATGAGTATAATAATAGAAACAAAAGGATTTAAAGAATTTAAGAGAGCTATAAAGAAAAACCCAGATTTAGTTCAGAAGGAAACAAGTCAGTTCTTAGTCAGAGGTATAGCACTTTATAACAAGTCAATAATCAGACAACCTTGGAGAATGGGGCAACAAGGTGGAGGAGCTCCAGTAGACACAGGAAATCTAAGAGATACTCATAGAAGAGAAATAAGGAAACTTAGTGCAAGAATATTTCCAACTTCTCCTTATTCAGGTTTTGTTCACGGATTAAATGGTAGAAAAAGAAATGTTCGTGGGGTTCAATTAAGACCATGGTTAGATTATGCAAGAAAGAAAAATGCTAGAGGAATAAATCAACTATCAAATGTATTATTAACAAATATAACTAAAGATTTAGCAAAATGACAACAACAATTTACCCAACATTAATATCGAAAATTCAGACAATCTTAGAGGGTTCTTCTAAAATTAAAGAAATTTTTAGTTATCCTACTAGTAAGATAACAAAATATCCTTGTGCTATTTATGTTCCTTCAGAATTTACAAATGAAATGGCTACTACTGGGGATAATATGAAAGTTTATGAATTTAGATTATGGGTTGTTATTGGGACTAATAGAATTGGAATGAGTAATGCATGGGGGACAATTATGCCGAAAGTGATGGATCAAGTTTTGCAAGCTTTTGATGAAGGTTGGAATTTTGATACAATTAATGGGCATAGGACTTGGTGTAAAGTAACAACGGGTGGATGGGAATCTCAAGAGTCTGAAGATGGAATCGAGATTCAGGCAGAGATTAATTTAGAGGTCAAAGTTTTAACAGATGTTTAATATTATTATTAATTAAAAAAAAATATTATGGAAATTATTGGTCGCGAAATAGAAGTTGGCTTCGGAGTAGAAGACAACAGGGGAGTCGCTCAAGGAACTCCTGAAGTATGGATGAAAAATGTCCTTACTAACATAATTGAGAAAGCCGAAAAAGTGGTGGATGATGCTTCTCGAGGTCGTTTAGAAGATGCAGATGGAAGTAGAATAGTCCAAAAATGGATAGAGGGTGATTTAGAAGGTATAGTGCATGCAGATGCAATTGGTTATTTAATTTATAACCTTTATGGAGCTGTTTCTTCAAGTGTAGTATCTGGTTCAGTTTACGATCACGAATTTACACTTCAACAAGCAATTCAACATGCATCTTTGAGTTTATTTGTGAAAGATGGAGCAATTCAAAATCTTTCTATGGCTGGTGGAATGGTAAATACATTAAATATTACTGGAAATATGGACGACTATGTTCGTTTCACTGCTAATTTCTTAGCACAAACAGCTAACGACGAAACTCCAACTCCTAGTTATGACACAGAATACGATTTTGTCGGTAGAGATATAACAGTTAAGATTGCAGACACAGAAGGAGGTTTAGTTGCAGCCGAAGGTATTAAAGCTAAGACAGTGGATATTACTTTTGATGCAGGATTAATTAGAGATCATGTTGTTGGTTCATATACTCCAGATGATATTTATAATGCGAAAATGATGATTGAAGGAGAAATTACTTTGAATTTTGCAAATGAAACTTACAAAGATTTGTTCTTAGCTAATACAGATAAGTATATGGAGATTACGATTCAAGGTGCGGCAGATATTGGAGGAGGTAATAATCCAACAATTACAATTCTATTGAATAAAATTAACTTTATGGATTGGAACAGAGCAGGAGCAAATGATGAATTAGTATTAGAAACAATTCCTTTCAAAGCATTCTATAATGCTACTGATAGTCAACAAAGTAAATTGACATTGAGGAATTTAACCACAGAATATAGTTCGCCTGTGAGTGCATAAAATAAAAAACCCTCTTTAGGGAGGGCGATTTATTTAAAGTATTATTTGACAACTGAATAAGATATATATTGGCGAGAATGCCAAGGCTTTTTAAAGCGATAACAATTCCTACTTTTTACTACCAATATATACCTCATTCAGTTGTCAAGTAGTATTAAAGGTTTTCAAAATATTCTTTCGGTTTGAAAAAATATGTAATTAATTCTACAAAAGCTATTATTCCCGGGATGTAAGTCCAAAAGAATAAAAGATATAGAATCCCTTGACCTGTTTTTCCTTGATAGAATTTATGAATACCTATTCCACCTAAGAAAAGACACAGAAGAATGTTTATAGTTTTTTTACTCATAACATTATTGTTTATTTATTAATAGTTAATATCATATAATAAAATGAAAAAAATACAACTCCCAAGTGGGAAAGAAGTAGAGTTAGTAGATTATGTTGAAGCAGGTGTTCTTTTAGATTTGCCAAAACAGGAAGATGAAAATGAATTTTTGTTAAAAACTTTAGTTATATCTTTAGATGGTTCTAAGGAGAATATTTTTAAAAGAATAAGAAAACTAACAATTAAGGACTATAAAGCTATTGATAAAGCTCTTATTGATTTAATGGATGCAGAAACAGAAAGTTTAAAAGATTAACCGATTCTTATACTCAGCGTTTTGCTGGAAAGGGTCGGTCAACAGAGAAAATGAACATTGTTGAAATATGTAAAATGATGAGTTGGGATTACCATACATATAGAAAACAACCCAAGTGGATGATAGATCATATAATGGCGAGGATTATAGGAGAAGAAAAGTTTAATAAATTTCAAAATTTAAAATATGGCAGAAAATAGAGAATTACAATTAGTACTTAGAATGAAAGACGAGGCTTCTAAAAGTCTTGGTAAACTAGCTGATTCTGTTGAAAAAAATAAGTCTACTTTAAAAGGTATGGCTCTTACTGGAACTGCTGCAACAGTTAGTTTAGCTCTTGGAATTAGAAGTGTTATAAATGCTAGTAATGATTTAGCTAGTTCTTTAGTCGGTTTAGATACTGTTGCAAATGCTTTTAATCAGGATGTAACAGCAGCAAAACAGGCTGCTATTGAATTAGCTAGTGATGGCTTATTATCTGTAAAAAGTGCTGCAAATTCTTTAAAGAACTTATTAGCTACTGGTTTTTCTTTACCAGAATCTATTAAACTAATGGAGGGTTTTAAGGATGCTGCTGCATTTAATAGACAAGGAACTCTTGAATTTGGTCAAGCTATTGAGGGAGCAACACAAGGTCTTAAAAATCAAAACTCAATAATGGTCGATAATGCTGGTGTTACAAAAAACCTTTCTGTTATTTTAAAAGAAGCTGGATTTTCTCAACAAGATTTAATGAATGTAACAACTGATGCATCTGTTAGAACGGCATTATATAATGGTATCTTAAAAGAAACTTCTATTTTTCAGGGAGATGCAACAAAATCTGCTGAACTATTACAAGGAAAACAAGCAAAGTTATCTACGAGTGTTTTTACTTTAAAGGCAGCAGTAGGGGATTCTTTAGCTCCAGCTATTGCCGATCTTATAGATATTGTTACTCCAATTGTAAATAATACTAGAGAATGGGTAGAGGAGAATAAAACTTTAGTTAAAGTAGCTGCAGGATTGACAGTAGCTATTGCAGGACTAACTACTGCTTTTGCCTCTTTAGGTTTGGTAGTTCTAGTTTTAAAGACTTCTTTTATAAATTTAATCCCTGTTGTAAAAACTCTAGGTGTTGCCTTTACAACTGCCTTAGGACCATTATCTATAACAATTACAGCAATGACAGTATTAGCTGGTGTAATTTCAAATAAACTTAATAAAAGATACGATGAAGCTAGAAAAAAATCAGAAGAGATGACAGCTTCCACGGATAGAATGATCCAAGAATTAATTTCAGCAAGACAACCAATAAAACAGGTATCTGAAGCAATTGGAGAAATGTCTGAAGAAGCAAAAGCGGCTGCTGATAAAATAAAAGGATTAGAAGAAGAAATAACTAAATCTTTTAAAGATAATGCATCAAAACAAGTTAAATTTAAAGAAGATTTGGCTACTGCTATTGTGGAACAAGAAGAAAAAGTTGCAGATTTAACAAAACAAGTTAAGGAAAAAGAATTGGAGGCATCTAAGACAGCAATAAAATCTTCAACACAAGAAGAATTAAGAATATTGAAAGATAAACTTTCAGCAGAAGAAACATCTTTGCAAAAAGCTAAAGAACAAAAGTTTGGTATTGAAGCTGAAATTATTGAAATGAGAAGAAGATCAGAGTTAACTGATTTTGAATTAAGAATCGAAAACATACAAAGAAAGAGAGTAGCAGACTTAAAAGAGTTTAAGGATAAACTAACTTTGCAACTTCAAGAATTAAATACTTTAAAAGCACAACATAAAGCTATTGAGACAGCAGAAGCACAGCATACTAAAAAGATGAATGACGAAGCAGAAGCAAGAGCGAAAAAAGAAGAAAGTGTAGCTCAAAGAATATTAAATGCTAGAGCAAGGGTATCTGGGTTAAGTGTTGCAACAGCCCAAACAACACCATCAATCATTCCTTCAACTCAATTCGCTGGAGCTGGAGTAGGAACAACTATAAACATATCTGGTAACCAACTTCTTTCAGAAGATGCAGGAGATACTATTGCAGAACAAATAATGAATTCACTTAGATTCAACCAAAAAATACAATAATGAGTATAACAGTTAAAATAAATACTGTTGATAAGACAGATAATATAAAACAAGAAACTTTGAGAGTAACCCAGAGACTAACCTATCAAGTTGACACTGCAAAATTTCAAGTTATAAAAGCTGGAAATAAAACTCTAGTTCCTGCCTATGATGATGATATTGAAATCTACGATGGAGCAACCAAAATATTCGGAGGAAAAACAATCCAAGTAGATGGTTCTTCTTTAAGTTCTGCCGATGGTATTGTTTATAATGTTGAATGTGTAGATCATACTTATGAATTTGACAAAATACTGGCTTCTAAGACATATGAAAATGAAACCATAGCAGATATCATATCTGATCTGGTTTCTTCTTATGCAAGTGGTTTTACTTCAGTTAATGCTACATCTGACTTTGAAATAGAAAAAATAGTTTTCAATCAAGTTTCTCTTTCTACTTGTATGAAAAGATTAGCAGAAATAATGCAGTACGATTGGTATATTGATGTCGATAAAGATGTTCATTTTTTCCCAAATGAAACAAAATCTTCGCCTTTTGATTTAACTGATAGCAATGGGAATTATGTTTATAAAACATTAAAAAGAATTTCTGATGGATCTCAAGTAGTGAATAGAGTTAAGGTTCGAGGTGGAGAATATGATGGGGATGTCTTCACAGATATTTTAGTAGTGAATGGAAATGATTCTAAATCATTTCGACTTCCTTATAAATTCTCAAATCTAACTATTAAACTAAACACAGTGTCCCAAACAATAGGAATAGATTTCATTGATGATTTTACTTCTGTCGATGTTTTATATAACTTCGCAGAAAAAACAATTCGTTTTGAAAATAATTTAAGTGATACTGATGAAATAGAATTTTCTGGTAATCCTAAAATACCTGTGTTCGCTATTTCAGAAGATTCAAATTCTATTGCTTTATATAGTGCTATAGAAAAATTAATTAGGGACGATAGTATTCAGAGTAACTCTGTTGCTCGAAAACGAGCTTCTGCTGAACTTTTATACTATGCTGAACCAATTATAGATGCTAAGTTTTTTACTTTTGAGAGTGGCTTAAATATTGGAATGACAGTAGATATTCAAAGTGATATAAGAGGTTCTGATGATAGATTACTCATAAAAAGACTACAGTTTAAATTAATTGATCATGATACTTTTGGTTATCAAGTAGAGTTAATTTCTACTAAACGACAAGAGTTTATAGATTTACTTCAACAGATAATTGAACCAGAGCCAAGAGATTCAGATGAGGCAGAAGTTTCAGAACAAATTTTTACTGATACAGCAGAAATAAATATTGATGAAGAAATTGAATTAGTTACCCCTGTTGATGCAGATGAAGATATGGAAGTAGCAGAGAATTATATTTTAGATCCATTTGGAGCAGGAGTTGATGCTGATTATGTATTAAGTCCTTATTCTCCAACAAGTCAGACTGATACAAAAAGACCTGGTAGGTTAGATTTGTCTATGGAGTTGACCTAGAAAATGAGTATGCTATAATTTTATTAATAAAGTCCTAATGGAAGAACCAACGGATTAACTAAAAAATTCGTTATGGTTAAAAAAATATTAAAAAAGATTTTTGAAAGAGGAGGAATAAAAGGAGAATACACTATATTCTCTATTGCCAAATGGGTTAAAGAAAATTCAAGTGAACTAGAATTAGTTCGAGAATATTCTCGAACTAAAAATATTACTTTATTAGAATACCTAAAACATAAAGGTATTATTTTAAATGTTCAAACAAAAACAAATATAATTCCAACAGTCGGATTTAATGTTTTTACAAGAAGGTTAGCTGGAGATACTACTTATTCTGGAGAAGTTGATTATGGTGCTTTAGGAACTGCCGTTAGTCCTTCTTTCGGATTAAGTGATACTCAATTAGGAAATGAAGTTTACAGAAAACAAGCAAGTTCACAAGCTTTTGATGATAACATTGCTTATATTGATTGGTTTATAGCGAGTGGAGATGTGGCGGATCAAACTTTCACAGAGTTTGGAGCTTTCATAGATGGTTCAGGTGCAGCAGATTCAGGTCAAGCATGGTCGTTGCTTGCAACGGGTGGATGGGTTAAATCAGGAAGTATATTTATAAGTGCGAAATATACTTTAACTAATGCATAATTATGGCTAAAAATTACCCTTGGAGTGCGGGAGATACACTAGAAGCAGACGACTTAAATGATGTAAGTGGTGTAGATACACAAACGGCTGGTGAGACTATTAATGGTGCTACAACTCCAGTTCCAATTTATATAGATAATTCAGATGATGAATGGTATGAATGTGATTCGGATGATCTAAGTAAATTAGAGTTCTCAGCTTTCGCTATTTCTAACGGAACTAATGGAAACCCTATTGACATTCAAAGTGAAGGAATTTGTGGAGGGTTCACTGGATTAACTAAAGGTGCTAAATATTATGTTCAAAGCGGTGGAGGAATAGGAACAACAGAAGGAACAAATGCTGTTCTTGTAGGAATAGCTATAAGCACAACAGAAATTTTAATAATTAAGGATAGCGATAATATTGCTCTTATAGTTGCAGAGCCATCAGATAATTTAAAAGAAAGTGCTGACACAGAAAGAAGTAGTGCCTCAACAACATATGTAAAAATAAAAGAATTCATTATAAGAAGACAGGGTCAAATCAGAGTTAAATTTGATTTAAAAGAACCTACTGGAACTCAAACTGCTTTTGGTAAAGTTTATATAAATGACATTGCTGTTGGTGTTGAAAAAAGTACATCATCATCTTCTTATGTTACACAATCTGATGATGTTTATGTTGAAGCAGGTAATCGTGTTTCAATTTATATAAAAACATCTGCTGGGGGGAATCCTGCTTTTATCGAAAATGCTCGTTTATATTTTGATGAAGTTGCAGATAATAAAACAGAAGTATTAACAGATTAACAAAAATCATTATGACACAAACAAGATATTATAAAAAGAAATTATCAGCAACTACAACCGAACAAAGTGTTCTGTTTGAAGACTTAGGTGTTCGTTTGGTTAAATATAGTGTTCTAAATGCTGGAAATTCTAATGTATTTGTAGAGCCAGATAATTCTATCGATTCAGATAGTATTCTAGTTCCAGCAGGAATGTCTGTTGATCTAGGTCCAGATACTCTTTCTTTGCAATACAAAGCTGAGTCTGGAACAGCGACATTATATTTATTTGGTACTAAACATTCAAAATCATAATGAAAAAAATACTAGGAACAATTTTAATAATTTTATTTCTTTTAACAGGAAATATAGCAAAAGCAGACTGGGGAGGTTGGAAACCTGCTAATTTTTGGAAACAAGTTGGAGAAACTTTGCAACTTTGGAATTCTGATTTAACAGTCCAGTTAGATAATTTAGAAGTAGTAAATGCAACTACTACAAATTTAAGTGTAGGTTCATTATCTTTAACAGGTAATCTAGATATGAACAAAAATGATATTGTAAATATAGGAGATATAGGAACTTCTGCTAACCGAATTGATAATTTATATGCAGATTTTGTTAGAACAAATTGGTTAGAAGTTTCTCAATCAGAATTTGATGGTAGTTTCAAAATAGGAACTTCTACTTTGGGGACTTCTGCTAATCTTATTTTTGAGAATAATTTTGGATCAAATTCAATAGAATATGAAATAGATGGAACTTTAAATTATAGTTCGGATAGTAATGCTGATGTTTTCACTATTTTAGATAATGGTAATGTCGGTATTGGGACTACTAGTCCTGATGCTTTGTTGGATATTTATGGAACAACAGGACATCCTGGTATAAATATAACAGCTGGGACTGATACCTCTAATGATGCTGTAATAAAATTTTTAACAGGAGCAACGCCAACAACTAAATTTTCTTTAGGAGTAGATAATGAAGATGATAAATTTAAAATTTATTCAGACAATGGAATAGGCGGGACTTCGGAATTTGTTATAGATAGCGCTGGCAACGTCGGGATTGGGACGGGGAGTCCTGGAAAAAAATTAGAAGTTAAGACAAGTATAACTGGAGGTTCTGGTGTATCAAGACCAATAAAAATATCAACAGCAGAGAGTTCAGGAGATTTACAGGCAGGTGATGGGACTGGTCTTTTATTCAGCATACCAAATAACCTTACCACAAATATAGGGGCTTCAATAGATGCTGTTAAAACAAATGGGAATGATATTCAATCTAACACAGATTTAGTTTTTTCAACAACTCAAAATGATGAAACTTTAGATGAAGCTATGAGAATTACTGATGATGGCAACGTCGGCATTGGGACGACTGACCCTCAAGAGTTACTTCATGTTGCAGGAAACTTCGGGAAGATTAGAATAGAAGATAATTCTTTCCCATCACTTCTTTTTTATGATGATTCAACAGGGGTTGGGGAGATACATTGGAGTGCTACAGATTCACAATTAAATATAATAAATTTACAGGCAGGAGACATAGTCTTTAGGACAAATGATAATTCTGAAAAAATGATTATTCAAAATTCAGGCAACGTCGGCATTGGGACTACTTCGCCTGATAGAAAATTAACAATCCAACAAGGTGCAGATAGTCAAGCTATAAGATTATATGGCTATGATGATAAATCAGGAGTTTCAGGAGATATATATTTAGATTCTGGAGGATTCTTGAATTTAGATGCTACTGGTTGGGGAGCTTTAAGAGAAAGTGGAACAGCTGAGTTTTGGTGGAGTGGTAGTGTATTCAGAGCCAATGATGAGAATTTAGTAACTTTTGGATCTCAAAGCGATTTTGGAATAGGTTATTCAGATGGGGAAGATTATTTGCAATTTGTTGATGGTTCAACACTTGGCTCAAATGTTAGAATGGTAATAGACAACTCAGGCAACGTCGGCATCGGCACGACGGCGCCTTCAGAGAAATTGGAAGTTAATTCGGGAGGAACAAATGCTATTGCTTTATTTAATTCAACAGATAATCATGGATACATAAAGATTAGCGATGATGATACAGATACAATTATTGGTTCTCAGGATGATGTTTCATATTTTGGACAAGTTGCCGGACTAAGTGTGAATAATTTAAATATTAAATCAGGCAACGTCGGCATAGGCACAACGAGCCCGGGTGAATTATTACATCTTTCAAGTACTAACAATAAAATTCAAATTCAATTAGACGATGGTAGTGCGGATAACACTGCAAAAGATTC